GTCAAAATTAAATCTATAACAAGGTTTTCCGTCTAGTGTTTTATAGGGTGTATTACCAGTTCCTTTGGTAATATAACAGTGTGGTTTAAATGGGATTCTTTCTTGGATTCGAGTACCAACGTCAGTGATTGCTCGAACGAGCACATCGTTGGCTGTAGTGGAAACGTTAGTGTAAAAATTTGTACCTATTTTAGAATTCATTTAGTCTTTCTCGCGAATATATCGCAACCTTTTTATTAATGAGTGGTGTGCCACATTTGAAGGCACATAACAAATTTCTTCGCTCTAAGAAGAAGAAGATAAAGGCACACCACTATTTACTGGCGAGGATTTAGCCCTCTCAGTAAATTCTTTAATTAGTTAATTGGTGATAATTCAGATTTTCTTACTGGATTTTTCCAATTAGAATATTTGAATTTTGTACCATATAAAGCTTCAATCCCAGCAGCAATAATTGCTCTTGTTGGATTGCCAAGTCTGTAATATGTTTTACCAGCAATTTTATTGCCATAAATCATATGACCCTCTGCTCTTAATGTATCAATCATCGCTCTTGGAGACTCTAGATCAAATCTGTCTCTAATTGTCTGCCATGCAACGTTTTTACCTTTTGATAAAAGGTTAAGCACTTGTTCTTTTTTTGATACTTGTTTCATAGTTCTTCTTGTAGAAGTTCTTGAACCAAATATTTTTCTTAGTATAGTCATTATATATTTACTCCTTGTTATACTATATTGTTTATTTTTTACTTTACTCCCTATATTATACTATAAAATTTCTTGGAAGTAAAACCTTTAATTATACTATTAAAGATGGTTTTGTTATAATATCCAAACCAGAACCAAACATACGATTATATTCGTTAGTTAATGCTTCTGCTGGGATTGATGTTGTTAATATCATATCTGATCTAAAAGTAAATGTTTTATCAGATGAAAAGGGTAGAAATGGTGCGAATGCTAATGACATTCTTTTTGGTTCTTTATTATCTTCACCTGTTAATATAACAGCAGGTGCTTCAACAATAAGTTCTTTTTCATCTTCTCTAATTACTTTACCAATCATATGTTGACCATTTAACAATACGATTATTTTAACTTGTGGATTATTTTGATTCATAGACTATATTATACTATAAAAATACTTGTGTGTAAAGGTTTAAAGAATCGGCTCTAATTCATCCTGGAGTAATTCTGATGGTGTTTTTGGAATAGATTTATCTGGGGTTTTTGTTTCTTTTTCAAGATTGAAAGATTCTTCGCACTTGCAACCTTTAAGCAAACAACAAGGAATGCCCAAAGATTCAAGACGAAAAATACAATCTCTTGAGAGATTGCTCATTTTTATAGAAAACTTTTAAATGCTGTAAGCATACCTAAAACAAAAATTGAAATAACCATCATATAGACTGTTATTTGACAAATGATTGGAAGTTTATCCCAATTATTTTTAACAATTTTTTTAGTATTACTTACCCATTTGTTTTCACAAACGTTATAAGGAATCATTTTATTTTATCTCTTAATAAATTTGGATTGGTAGAATAATTAAACTCTACCAATCCTCTTAAAACAGTATTATTATTTTACTGCTATTTTTTTTGGTTTTTTGTGTTCTGGGATTATTCTTTCTAGAACAACTTTTAACATACCATTTAGATACTGAGCATCTTTTACTTCGATGTTATCAGATAATGCAAACGATCTTTCGAATGCACGATTTGCTATACCTTTGTATAGTTCAATATCTTTTGAATCTGATTTTGTTTCGTCAGATTTTGATTCACCTTTGATGATTAATTTGTCATCTTCTAATGTGATTTCAATATCTGATTTTGCAAACCCAGCAACAGCCACTTCAATAACATATTTGTTATCATCAACTTTTTTTAAGTTGTATGGTGGATAGTTTGGTATCATTTTTCCAAATGACTCGTGTATATCGTGGACTTTCCTCCTTTGCTAACGTTCGCAACAAATGTTTCGCCTAAGCTTACGAATGATTTTGCTAATGTTTTGCTAAAAGTTTGAGTAGCATCAATAATTGAATTTACTGGTTCTGCTACTTTTGAGTCTTTGATGAATGTTTCAACAACAGACTTTTGTGCGTTTGACAGAGTGTCAATCGCTTGGTTTATGTGTGCTATCATTATATCCTCCTATGAAAGCAAGGTTATTATTTACTACTGACTTTCCACTATTGGAACAATCAGGTGTGTTATATTCGATACAACGATCGAATATACACTATTATATAGGTATTATTTTTAAAATTACTAGTACCTATACAATATTATTTATTCAAGTTATTGAATTTATTATCTTTTTTTTTATTCAATAAGCTTAAATTTCGTGTCTTTGAGTCTATTTTCTTACCTAAAATAAGACCCATAAAGAATGCCATAGCTATAAAAGCAACTATTAATAAAGTATGCCAAATATAAAACATATTAATCGCTTAGTCTATTAAAACGCACTTTTTTATTAAAAAGTTTTTTAAATTCTGGATTGATCAATACTTCTAGATTGCAATTTCTAAGTTCATCATCTGAGATATGATAATTCGCCCAATAATTTTGAAAACTGAATTGTGTGCCCAAACACGTCAGTTGATCCACATTAAAATTGTAATCTNNNCGACCACCATCCCCATACAATCTTACCCATCCTGGAGAACAGTCTGAACGATGATAGACAAATCCATGACCATTGTTGTCAGCTGCACTCGCTGTGTTAGTGATAAAGTTTATAGAAAATATAGACAATAAAATTGCTATACATGTTATTATTTTTTTCATATTATTTCGCTCTTTTTCCAATGTTATATTTAGCCACAAGTTCCCAACCTGCTTTGTCTTTATGTGCTAAAACTTTGATTTGACTTAAAGAAGCTTTGGATGAAATTTGAGCAAGATCTTTAATTTTTAATAATCCCCAATCAGCCAGTAATACAGCTATTGTATTTCTTCTTTCAATATCGTTTGTAGTAATATTAGATTCTTTTCCATCTAAAGAAAATAATTCTTTAAAATGAACGATAAAATATCTTCCTTGTTTATGTAATATATGACAAGATTGATATAGTTTTTTATCAGTACGACTTGCGATACCGATACGTGTTAATGTTTCTCTAATTTTTAAAAAGTTATCTGGTTCGATCAGAAAAACTTCTAACATTTTGTCTGGACTCCATGCATATGGAACAGACTTATTTGAATCTTCTTTTACAGTCTCTAATGACTCTTGTTTATTTTCAATTTCACTCATTGCGTGCCACCTTTATAAAATTTTGATTTGATAATTTCAATCTGCTCTGGTTTTAAAAGGGATAATATCTCTTTTGCTTTTTGAGCAGAAACGTTATAATATTCCATAATAAAGGGTTCATTAGAATCTTTAGATTTTTTTGCCCACTTTTTATTCGAATATCTTTTCTTCTTAGCGACTATATTTAGGTAAAATAGAAATTGCCATTTCTTTGGAACATAGTGCAAAATGTTGATTTCATTAGCTATTTGGACTGTATCTGGGAACATAGAGAGAGATCTATTAATAATATAAGGCAAATAATCTTCTTCGAAAGTCTCTGTTTCGTGTAGGTTTTCTTTACTGTAATTAATAGCTGTGACGAACTTAAATGGATTCGTTTTATACTTTTTTACTTCCACTGACATTTTTTCATTATCTCTGTCATTGCAGCAATCTTATTAATATTCGCATCTGCTACGAAAGCTGACTTGTATTGATAATCTGCTAGTATTAAAACCAACTCTGGTATTGAATTCTTTTCAATTGCTGGTTGGCACTTTTCAAATATCTCTGAGAATAAATTTGTAGTATCAATATCTGAATTAAGATCAACCCATTCACGCATTTTATCCCACTCTTTATTCTTTAAGTATTTAAATAGTTTTGTATAAGACTCGTCTGATACACCTACAAGAACTCCTGTATCGATAGTACCACCTACAGAATATCTTTGTAGTTCGTTTAATGTTTTTCTAAAATCAGGAAAAAACTTTTGTATAAGAGTAGCGACTACTTTCTTATCGTATTTTATATTTTCTTTATCAAGAATCTCAATAACTCTATTGAAAAAATCAGCAGCAATAATTGCTCTTTCATCAGTTGGTATTTTAAAGTCAACTACAGAACATCTTGATTTAATCGGATCAATAATTTTATTCTTAAAATTACAAGTAAGTATAAATCTACAATTAGAAGAGAACTCTTCTATAAATGCTCTTAAAGCTGGTTGCATTATATTCGGAGTCATATAATCAGCTTCATCTAGGATAATAACTTTTTTTGCTGCAGTCAAAGATACAGTTGAAGCGAATCCTTTAATCTTTACTCTTAGAGTGTCAATCATACGACCCTCTTCTGAACCATTTATGATTATATACTCAGCACCAATTTCATCACATAATGCACGAGCGACAGTAGTCTTACCAACTCCTGCTGTACCATAAAATAGAAAATGTGGTATCTGTCCTCCTTTAATGAAAGACTTTAATGTAAGTTTAAAATAGACTTTAATGTAAGTTTAAAATTTTTAGGTAAGATACATTCGTTGATTGTACGAGGACGATACTTTTCAACCCAAACAAATTGATTGTCAGATGTGTTTATCATAATATAATATAGATGTATAATGGGAGTATTCCTCCCATTAAATTATTTGCCGATTACAGAATCAGATTCGATTGCGATGTAATATACTAGCGAACCTTTAGTTGCTGAAAACTTAGATAGTTTTTTGCTATCAACTGTCACTACATAATCTGTAAGTACAATTTTTTGTAAATTTTCAACTTTCATATTTACTTTAAACTCTTTATCTGACGTACCAATATCTAGATTAAAAGCATTAGCTGTTGATTGTCCTGATTTTGCAGCTTGTTGTGCTTTTTTATCAGCAACTTCAACACTTACTTTACCATCTTTTGATACGATTGATATATCGCTTACTTTTAAAATTGCTGCTGACTTTGAAATCATATCTAAATCTGCTGCTTTTAAATTAAAAGATACATCATTAGAAACAGGCAAACTTTCTTTTGATGGAACAAGTAGCATTTCACTTGCTGCTGAATAGAATTTAATTTTTTGATGACCTTTAGAAATCATACAAAAATTATCACCAAATGTTAAATCTGCATCTTCCATTAATGTATAAGCTGATAAAAAATCGTTTAATTCGTATATGCCAAAATTTCCAGAACCATTGATTGGCAAATTCTCTGAAATTTGTGCTACAGCCATTACACTTTTTGCTGGCGATATTGTTGATATTTTATTACCATTCTTTAACATTAGATTGGCATTAATTCCTGCGAAATTTTTCATAATCGCAAGTGTTTC